ATTGTGTTTTTGAGGTAGATTGGGCCATAGAACAGACTAGCAATACAGAAACCGTATTGGTGGGTTTTGAAGCCATAAATTGTCCACAAAAAAGCGTTGACAAAAAGAATTACCCATGACCACCACACTTTGCGTCCAGCAAGATACGCACCGGTCATACCAATGCCTTCAAGAATAAATGACCACATTAAAAAGAATACTCTACGTTTGGGTATTTCTTTTTCATGAACTGCACCAGTGGCATCTTTTCGTAGCGTCGACATAAGTAGTCAAGCGATACAAACATGGGGTCGTAACTACCGTCACGTACCTCGTGTTTAACAATTATTCCTCGCCAGTGTGCGTTCCCCTGCGGGCCTTTATAGTCTTCATCATGGAGGTAGCATGCGCCCGCAACAAGGCCATGTTGGCTCTTGCCAGCGACGAATCTAAGCCCGTACGCAAGCGTCTGTTGGTGGCCCATCGTGAAACTATGGCCAATGGATTTAAGTCTCGCTTCAACGTTGCCTCCTAGGGGCTTGCCGGTCATTGGGTTGTAGAAGTAATGGCTGTACGCAACACCGTCCAACCACAGGATTTCTAAGTAAGGACTTACTTTCCATCCGCTTCGCTCGTAGTCGAGGTGGTCGGTGGTAACAACTCCCTCAAGTTGTGCATCCATTGAGACAGCACGGTTGATTCTATCTTCGTGGTTGCCAAGGAGGATGTGCCTCTCAGGGTTCCATTTACCGTGCCTGGTCTTACGACGATTCGCATTGAAGTCCGTGAGGGCTTGATTAAGTATTCTCCATGCTTCATTGGCTGCTTCTATGTCCTGTTTGTAACGGCGACCCTCCATAGCCTTCTTGCCTTTGTCATACATGGACAAAGACGGCATGTCTGCGTGGTCACCTAAGTGAATAATTTTAATAGGTTTATCGTGGAACTCGTCCACAATGTATTGACCAATCCATTTAAGATGGTCTGTTGGTACTCCAGCCTTAGCCTGAGTATCTGGAATAATTACGTGTGTTGTTGGTGCCTGCAAGGTAATTCTCCTTGTTTAGTCCGCCTTTCAGCATTCTAACACACAAGTTAGCAACAAACAACAATAATGTAATTTATCTTTCTGTTACTGCGTTTGCCACCTCAGCAGGGGTAATCGAGTACAAGTCGGGCCATTGCATTGCTTTGGGGAACCCTCCATACCACAAAGCACCGGCTACTAATCCAGAACAAATCCAAGTACGGGATTTACGTAGACAAATAGCGTCTGGAAGAAAGTTATCAAGGGCACATGAAAGTATGCTAAGATAACTGTATTTCAAGCCCACCTGAGAGCGAGCGAACCTCAACACAAGGTCTCGGTTCGTTGTTCTCGGTAGTTCCACTACCTCGAACGTGCCACCAAAAGCAGATTCATCGAGAGTTAAGTTGTCGGTAATACCTTTAGGTTGCGCTTGAATGAGGTACCACTTACCGTCCACGTATCTATCCAAAATGGCAACGTGATTCCACTTTGAGTATTCTGAGTCGGGCATAAAGTGTTGTGCCCATCTGATACTCTTACCAATAATTCCTTTGGTTGAACAAAATACAAGGTCACCTGGATTCATCTTTTCCCTCTAGGTAATCGACACGTTCTTCTAGTGCCGCTAAATCGTAATCCTGACGCACGTCCGTAATGTCCTCAATGTTTTCGTGACCGTGACGTGTAGCAAAGTAAGTGCTGATGTATGCAGATACAAGACAAAAGCAAACCAGTTGCCAAGTGAAATGACTGACTGCTGTCTTAATGCAGAAGATGTTGGCAAGCCAGTAGCCCACCTCGGTCATGCCTGCAACGTGTGGCCTGCCTCGTGCTTCTGCCTGAACCATAAGCACAGAGAATACGTTGGCAACGCCAAGCGATAAGGCTGCGAGTAATGCTATCTTCATTCTTTGTCCTTTAGTAATTCGTGTATTTCTTGAACCAGAGCATGTGTCTCTAGGTCTAGTTGGTAATCCTTGACCGAGTGTTCGGTGTCTTTCTTTTGCATCTCGTCAGAGATACGGTCTGCTCGCTTGGCTGAGATAAGCAACACTGAACCTTGTAGACCAGCCACCATAGAAAGCACTAGGTTAAGTCTGAAGAATGGCGCAGGGTCAATGCCGAAACCAGCAGACAGAATCCACAGCACCATAGCGGTGCAGAACACAATAAGAAATGTCCAGGTACCCATGCCATGACGCATAAGGTCAGCACACTTTTCTCCAAACGTGCGTTTTTTATTCGTATTCAAGTTCATTAAGGTGGGTTTCAAGTTCTTTAGCGACACGCTTAATGGCTTTCTTGTTTTTTTTCTGCTCGTCAATGATTTCAAAAACTGCTTTCTCGATGCGGTCCACGGCATCCCTCAGTGAACTACCGTGATTTGGCGACAACTCAGATTTCACTTTCTTCCAAACAATACGGCCAACAAAAAAGATAATGGGGAAAACAAATACTGCTAGTACTTGTGCAACGCTGGCAAGGCTATTCCAGTTCATGCGGTCGGAACGGGGTGCGCTGAAGTTGCGTTCAGTTGGTTGGTGTTAAAGCGTAGGTAGGTCTGTGGGAGTCGTCCGTCTTGTGATACGTGACAGTACGAAGGGTCGCCTTCTTGACCGTGGGAAATTGTTAAAGGGTTCTGAGCGTTAGCACCAGACACGTCAACAACAAGCGCTGTGTGCCAGCCAGTTCCAGGACCGTACACGATAACGTCGCCAGGCTGTACCTGAGCAAGTGGAATCTTTGTACCGTGACCCAGCAGTGTGCCGGTGTAGCCTTCGCCGTCATAGCCAAGACCGTTAGGGTCTGGTGCGCCAGCGTGGTTGTAGCAAAGAGTTACGAACGCTGAGCAGTCAGCAAACACAGGCCACTTAATTGGGTTCTGGTTGATGGCTTCCATGCGTTGTCCACCTTCGGTGTAGTGGAACTGCTTGTGATGAGCCGCAAAGTACTTAGCCCAGCCTACAATGTTTTGTCTTACGTCTGTCATATATCTCCTTTTAGAATTACCAAACAAAAACTAAATGTGAAAGGTCGGGCGCTGTTGGCACCGAGTATGTTGTTACACCACTAACGTTAGCAACGGCCTGTACAACGGCAGTTCCCCCCGTTGGTACGGATGCAATTCCAAGTTGTGATAGGGCACCTGATTGAACGTATGTAGCGGCAAGGGTTCCGTCAGCGTTGTATGTTTTAATGTTGTAGGAGTAACCTGGAACTGGAGTCCAAGTTGCTGAATTACCTACAACAAATAAATTTTGTACTGTAACAGCCACGGAACTGCCAGGTGCAATAATTGGAGTTGCTCCTGCTACGTTGGTGCCACTATAATTTTGTCCACCTACAGAACTTTTATAGTTGTTAATTGAAGATGAGGCTATAACGCCAGGAATAATCATTAAACGATGTCTCCAACAACAACCCATCCAAGTCCACCGCTAATAAAAATTGCAGTAGCAACAGAACCAACGGCACGAAGTGAAGGGTGGTTTGTCGTAGCACCAGTCGAAAGTACTGTAGCACCACCAGAGCCCTGAATAGATACTGCTGCGTTAGCACGAACAATGGTTACGTTTTGACCAGGGTTTGTAAATGACGAAGGTAACGTTATGGTACAAGCGGTGCTGTTGGACATGTAAATAATATTGTTACAGTCAGATTCAACAACGTTGTATGTTGTTCCCGTTTGGGTGTTGATGTTGTAAGTAACGTTTCCGGCAGGAACGGTAAGAGTAATGCCACCAGCCTGGAAAGCACCAATAAGAGTGTCACCGCTAAGGTTGTGAACGTGGTCAGCAGAAGCAGCAAACTTGCTAGCACCTGTGTTAGATGTTCCACCAATGATAATGTCTTGTGCCGCAGTGGTTGTTCCTGTGTGTGAAAGCACGTTAGGAACCAATGACTGAACAGCAGCCTGGGCTTCAGCGGCCTCTGTAGCGGTCCATACGACCACGAATGTAGAAGATGCAGGGTGAGCCAGGGTTGTGTTAAAAGCGGTTTCTCCACCGTAGTTGCGCTGAACAATGGTGAACGTACCAGCGTTGTACGTACAAAGTATCTTTTCTTCGTTAGCAGTACCGTACTCAACGGCTACACAGATAGCACCACTAATGGTTGTGCTTCCTGAAACAACGTCAGTCCAAGGGCTAAGCGATGTACTGGAGGTGAACGTAGCGCTTGAAGAAGTAATCGGGACGGCAAGCGTACCGGCTACGGAGTCAGCAACGTATGAACGGTTTGGGTAACTTAAAGCCATGTTATAATTGTACCTTTTCTAAAATAGTGCCAGCGTTACAGAATCTGCTGGACTGGTGTGTAAACGTAGGGGCTAACAGTCTTAAATGTGATTACACAGTCACCTTCAAAACCGTTTTCGTAATTGTCACGACGCTTGTGTGGTAGCCAGTCAAGTGATTCAATAACACCAGTGACCGACAATGG